TTTAGCCCATACATTTTTTAACATTAGTATACGAGCACTACTCAGTTCAACTAATGCTCTGTTAATACTACTAATTATCTCATCAAAATCTGCAGGATACTTTATTTTCATTTTAATCCTCCTTTAAATTTTTACTTATTACTATCTTGCTTCCCAAAGGAGTGAAAAATATAAATTTATATTTTTTAGGTTGCCATTTATCTTTTTTACCAATACTTTTAATTAAAACTGTTAAATTATTTTTTATTTCTATTATAAATAAATTTTTCTTCATTTTAATCCTCCTCTAATTTTTTCATTGCTTTTAAATATTTATTTAATTTTTTACCTATCTTTTTAAGCTTTTTCTTTGTCTCTTTTGATATTCTAACTTTTATCACAGGTGAATAATATATTTCAATTATATCTCTTTGATAATTTAAATTTTCAATTGTCTCATTTAATAAATTTATAATCTCTGTATAACTTATCTCTGTTGCTTTTTCATCAAAAGAAATATAAATAGTAATTTTCTCTTTGCTAAACATAAATAAAAATCTATCAGTGTCTTTAATAACTTCTTTTAATTTAGTTGGATTTTCTATTATCATAACTCATCTCCTTTTTATCCATTTTCAAAATTTTACCACATTTTGGACATATTTCTTTACGCAAGTCTATCTTATAATCTCGCTCAATTATAATCTCGCTTTTACAATTCCAGCAAATAATCTTTTTTCTTTGAAACATTTTATTTTTCTTTTTCCATATAAAATATAATAGCCTCTCTTAAACCTTGTCTTATTGTTATACCTTTAATAGCACAAAAGGCTTTAAATTTGCTAAAAATATCAATTCCTTCTAAATTAGTTGCAAGTGATTCTTTAGCTTTTTTCATTCTCTCAATTTGTTCTTTTGTTGGCATTTTTATTACCTCCTTATATTAATTTTTTTAATTCATCTTTTTTCTTTTTTAAATATTTTATAAAAGCAGGTGTCTTTTTATAAAAAGTATGGACACGTTTTAATATTCTGTTCTTTCGTAAATCAGCAATAAGCTCTTTTGTCTCTTTTCTATCCAATCCAAAAATATCTTCTAAATCACCCAATTGAAACCTATTCATGTCTAATAATAAATTAATTGTTTCCTCATCATTTAAAAATTTATCAATTTTTGATGTATTACCAATTCTTTTTTCTCTTTCTCTCTGGTCTGAAAAATCTTTATAACCCATTATATTTGAATTATATTGGTTATATAAAAACTCCGCAATAACAACAACATGCTCCGGTAATACAATAACATTTTCGCCTGTTTCATCAGTATTATAAAGTCTTGTTGCAAGCGCAATAGCTAATCGTGCTAATTTAATTCTCATCTCTGCACCTACAACTAAAGGAATTTCTGGTGAATATATCTTACCAAAATTTTTAGCAAAGTCTAAAATAGCATCTTCTGCTTCTTTTGTAAATTTAATATTTTTTGACTGTCTTGACCATGCAAACATAACAGAGTTATGACAATATTCGGATAAATACTTATGTTCATATTTTTCTTTATGTCTAATATTTATAATATCATCAGAAACATCGTCACCTGAGACTGCTACCGCAAAATCAACTCTTGATATATCTTGTTGTTTACCAAAAGTTTCTCGTAATACTTCTATTCCATAATTATACTCACTCATTCTTCCGTATTTTGGATTAAACACCCAAACAATTCTTGTTCTTGCCATTGTTTTTTGTGAATGAATAAATACAAGTTCTGCAATACCGCTACTTCTGACACCTGATAATAAATCAATTATACCTTCAGATAATTTATCTGCTTCATCAATTACAACCAACCTTCTATCATTTAGTGGTAATTTTCCCCAAGTTACAGTCCACCTGCCGTTATGTGTCTGCTGTGCGCCCCCTAAAAGCCCTGCTCTTGTTGTGTTTTCACCACTTGTAACAAATTCGCCCGCTTTATAATGTCTAACAATATTTTCAATTGTTTCTGTTTTACCACATTTTGTGTCGCCGAATATAGCACACTCAAGCCATCCTTTTCTTATATGATTACCTAAAAATTTGAAATTTAATACACTATGATAAACTAAATCTACAGCCATTAAAATATTATGTCTTTCATACATTTTGGTAATATTATAAGTAAAATCAGTATAAATATCTTTTAATTTTTCTTTTATTGATTTTACATCAGCGGGATTAGATGGCCTAAATATTTCTAATTGCTTTTTTATTTCTTCTGTCAATCTAAATTTTGAAACATTATCTCTTGCTGCTTCAGCTTTAACAATTAAATGTATCCCCATTTGTGATGTTGGATCAACCCAAGTTGTGCCTTTCATAAGATAATCTTGGTTTGTTTGAATACCTAAACCAAAATAAAAACATTTTCTTATTACATATTCTTGATTAATCATCTCAAAATTTATTTCTGGGATTATTCTTATATCTTCAATATTTTGACGTTCTAATATCTCTATTTCATATTTACCAGGACAACTTCTCCCCGGCGGAAGATGCAAATCTTGTCTTATTAATCCTTCTAATTGTAAATCATTCGCATTAATCATTTTTACTAATAAATCTTTATTATCATTAAAATTATATTCTTTCTCAATATAAATAGAATTTTTTAATTTACAAAATTCACATCGCTTATTACCATCAATGGGACCTAATATACATCTTGCTTTAACTCTTTTAGGAATTAAATATGGTGATAAATCTTTACCTATAACTAATCCATAAAACTTTATTTTTTTATCATAATATTTTGCTTCCATTGAAGAAGCTAAATCTATTAATTCATACATATCCTCAACCGGTGTTTCTTTGATTAACCGTATCAATTCTTTATCATCTTTTTTATATTTTAAAAACCAATCACTTATATCTTCTCCATCTTCCAACCCCAAATTCACAATTTTAATCGCTTTTGCATATTGCATTAATTCATCTTTAACTTTCTTTGCACCATTCCTTCCTGCCTTATCACAATCAAAAATTATAACTACATTTTTATTTTCAAAATACTTGTTCCATTCGGATTTCCAGGTTGATGCTCCTGTCGTATTTGTTATGGCATTAAAACCGTATTGATTAAGTAAAATACAATCCCATTCACCTTCACAAATGATAATTTTTGTATGTTTCAAATTTTCTATCGGAAATAATCTGGCTTCACCATAACCTTCAGCATAAGAAATCATTTTGGGTTTTTTATCTTTCCATTTACGAATATTTACAAAATTACCTAATGAATCCTTAATAGGAATGGTAAATCTATCGGTTTTATTATCATATCCAATTAAAAATTTTTTAATTGTCTGTTTTGTTATTCCCCGTTTTTTCATAATATAATCTAACTTAATGCTATTAAATAATAAAGCCTTATGATATTGTATTATTATCTTTCCATCAATTTCTGGCATATTAATCTCCTAAATACAATTTGTGCCTTTTATACATTCTTTATCTCCTTTTTAAACAATCTCCATCCTCTTTTTGTTTTCTTAGCTTCTAATTTATATTTCTTATTATCTTTAATTATGGTTTTTAAAAACACAATTTCTTTTTTTTCATCATCCCGGAATCGCAATATTTGTAATACTTTACCTGTGTGTTGACAATATCCTTCCCTTCCATTTATAATACAAACAGACCCATTTCCTGCTTTTTGTGTGCTAAAATTTCCTGCTATTTGTGTGCTCTCATCTCCTGCTGTTTGTATATTCGCAGCTCCTGCTGTTTGTATGCTAAAATTTCCTGCTTTTTGTCTGCTAAAATCTCCTACTATTTGTATACTCCCATCTCCTGCTTTTTGTCTGCTCTCATATTCTGCTGTTTGAACCGCATAATCATATTCATATTTTTTCTCTGTTAATTCTTCAAACTTCTTTTGTGCGTCTTCAGCTGTTCCTACAAAAACTATCCAAGCATAAGGAACTTTAATTTTTTCATTTTCAATTACAACTTCTGTCCCCTTCTCATATTTCAAAACAAGCCAAATATCATTTTTTTGAATATAATGCATCTTTGTTTCGTGAATTAAGCCGTGAATACCACCGCCACATATAGGTTCAGGATCCCAATTAGGAGCTACTACTTTGCCCTTTTCTGGATATTTAAAGCCATTATATCCTTCCATATTTCTATTAACTGTTTTTATCATATAACCATATTTTTTCATAATTATCCTCCTAAATATTATAAATTAAATATAAAAAAGCCAACGGAATTAATACGTTGGCTATAAACATTTAAAAAGGAATATTATCATCATTTACTTCTGTCTCTGCTTCTTTTACTTCTTCTTCTATTCCAGCATGAATTTCAGTTCTTCTCTGTAAAAGCTTACATTGTCTATATAGTTCCCTTAACAAAACAAACTCTTTTTCATCTGGATAACGTTTATATGAAAATTTTGGCATATACGCTTGTCCTTTTCGGAATTTCTCTAATTCTGTTACAACTTCAATCAATTGACCATAAATAGGTATTCGTTTAAAGGAATTTGTTTTGAGTTTTCCATTCAGTTGTCTTGCATATTTAATTGCGGCAGACATACACGAAAATATGAGTGGAAATGGCATTTCATTTTTTTCAATCGCAGTTTTTAAATCCTGCTCTAAAACTATCATATAATTATGTGACTTCTTTCCTTCTTCTGGATGTGTTAAACAATATTCACATTCATTTCCAAATACTATCTCTTCACCTGTTATTGCATCTCGGTAAGATATACATCGGAGTTTAAAATCATCGGAAAACCAGACCATTGATTTCCAATGCAGTAATACGAAAAACGAAACTTTATTCCCATAGTTTTCATTTGAGACAGAGTTATAAAATTCACTATCTTTAAAACTCGGAAATTGCGTTTTAATTTGGCTCGATCCCTGCACTATTTTAAGACGTGGAATTTGAATATCTGAAGCATCAATTGAATCTGTTCCGAGTTCTGATGAGTCAACTGTAGTGAGATATTTTGGCACAACTATAATATCTTTTTTACCATTAGCCATTATTATTCACCTCCTTTCTTAAAAAATTTTTTAATTCTTCAATACTATGCACAACCCAAACTTTTGCACCAACCTGTTCCCATTCTTTTTTGCGTTGCTTTTGTAATGGTGATAAATTTTTACCTTTCCTTTTAAATTCAATCAATATCATCTTTCCATTAATACATCCAATTTTATCGGGTGTGCCTGGTTCACCATAAGGATATGGATTATAAGGAATAAATTTACCATATTGTTTGAGTAACCGATTTGCTTTTCGTTTTAAATCCCGTTCACTCTCCATTGACTAATCTTTTAACTGCAGACTTATTATACTTCACAGTAGGAAAAAATGTCTCTTTAATAAATGATGGAAGTGGCTTTCCATCATTGACCCAATCTTTAAGGAATTTTTTGCGAGTATTCCAGGGCACATCAATCCATCTTCACCTATCTCTTTTAACCACTGAAACCACTCAGTAACATCATCCCATTTCTTTCCTGCTAACTCACCTGTTAATACAAAATCCTGCTCAACTACAGGTTCAAATTTAATCCCTTCAATCTCAATACTGTCAACATTCTCATCTTCCATCATATCATAAAGTTCTTGACTTTTTTGTGTAATTTGCTTATTTAGCTCTGTAAGTTCACTCTGGAGTTGTTCCCTTTTTTTCAGCAGCTCCAGGAAATCTTTTGCTTTTTCTTGTGAATTCATTTCTTTTTTACCTCCTCAAATGTAAGGGTTACTTTAAACTTTGTAGATTCATTTGGCTTTTTTTCAAAAAAAGCGATTATTAAATTATCACTTCTTTTTTTAATTTTTTGTTTAATCTCATTTTTAAAATCATAAAATTGATTGTCTTCCATATACAATACGTATTTTTTCTTTTTAAATAGCATCATATCACCTCCTCACTTCAATTAATCTGTCTTTGTTTGCAGTCAAAAAATCTTCTGTAATATACAATCCGTCAATCTGTCCTTGTGCTAATCCTGCAACTATTCTACAACCGCATTCTGGGCATTCCATTAAATCGCCTGCTCTTACAACATCAACACCTTTCGTGGGGTCATTATCAATGTAATGAATTAGCCAAACCTCATTCTTAATTGGACGTAATTCCCGATGACATTTTGCACAGGTATAAAATAACATCTTAATCACCTCCTTTCTTTATTATATTTTATAATCTCCTTTCTTAAAAGATTTTACTAAATATGTAGCTACATCTTGTTTTTCTTTTATTGCCTTTAATATATACTCATCAATCGTATTTTTATAAATTAAATCAACATAAGTAACTTTCAATTCCTGCCCAATCCTATGGGCCCGTGCTTCGCTCTGGAGTCTGTCTTGCAGACTAAAAGTATTCTCAAAATAAATAACAATATTACCTTTTGTTAGATTTATTCCAAGTCCGCCTGTTTGAATTTGACCAATAAATATTTTCGTTTTACCTTCTTGAAATTTATTAATTTGTTCTTGCCTATCTTCAATTGCACCATATATAATTGAATATGGTATTTTTTTAACAGCATTTTCAATCATCTTTATTGTTTCAATAAACCTACACCAGATAATTATTTGATTTCCATTTCCTAAATTTTCATCAATTATCTCTAATAATTCCAACAATTTTTTATTATTCTTAATATTATTCAGATAAACACCCGAAAGAATTTGTTGTAATCTTAACATTTTAGTCAAGATAATATTTGCTGTCAATTGCTCATCAGCATTTATTTCCAACACAAGATTATTTTCCATCTCTTTATACTGCTTTTTTAACTCATCTGACATCTCAATTATACGTTTGGTATATATTTTTGGTGGCAGTTCTTTACAATCCTCTTTTTTCAGTTGAATAGAATGCCTTGCTATTTTTCTTTTTAATCCGGATAAATGTCTATATCCTACAATTTCATATCCTCCATAGCCACCCATAACTGCATAATAATTCCTAAACGAATAAAAGCTTCTAAATCCAAGATAATCCTCATCAAGAAATTTGAATTGTGTAAATATATCAAGCGGATTTTGTGTTATCGGTGTGCCAGATAGAATATATTTATATGGAACATTTTTAAATGCACGCAAGATTATTTTAGTTCTTTGCGCTTGATGATTTTTAATCTTGGAAGACTCATCTAGAACTACCATATTAAACATATTCCAATCCACATCATCTTTTAATACCAACATGCCCGCATAGTTTAATATATAAAATTGTTTTTGAAGAGTCAAATTTTTCAATCTTTGTTTCTTTTTACCATCTAAAATTATCCACGAATAATCCGAATTTATTCTTATCTCTTCTGTCCAATTTTCCATTATTGTCTTTGGACATATAATTAAACATTTTTTAATAATTCCTTCTCTGTAAAGAATATCAAATGTATTAATTATTGCTTGCGTTTTGCCAGTTCCCATTTCACAAAGCAGAGCAAATCGTTTTTCAATAATACAGTGCTTAATTATCTCTATTTGATGTTGATACGGTTTCCTTTTAAATAATGGAATATATTTTGATATATCATAATTTTTTATTATCTCTTTGCGTTTCTGTTCTAATATCTGCCATTGTTTATAATATTCCTTTACCTCTTTCTCAATCTCATCTTTTTTATCAGGAAATAAGGTATAAAGTCTTTGTCTGCTGGAGATAGGGAAGCTCCACATCTTAATATTATTGTGCCATCTATAACCGTTTACCAGTTTTGCTTTATGTCTATCGTGATAATCAATATAAAGATATATTCTGCCTTTTTTAATCACTATTTCCTCTCCAAAAAAGAATCTTTAAAAGCTCAAATAAAATATATAAGCACCAATAAATAAATAAAATTATAATTGTAAATATCCAAATCTCAAACATTTTTAAATCCTTGTTTTAGTTTTTGTTTCAGAAAGAAGTTCAAAAAACTATTCAAATTTCTTCTTGCTTTCAAATTAATATATTTATTATCGCTGGAATAAATGCGCACATATCCATGCGTATCCTGATACTCAAGCACTTCTGCGGTTTCAAAGTCTGTATTCACTCTTACAACAATATCTGGGTCTGGGATTAAATCGCCATTTTGTTCATAATAATGTGCAAGTGATATAATTTTCACGTTCCCATCTTCATTCAGTTTCTCAATCACTAAATCCATAAAACCATCAGATTTTAATTTAAGATAATCAAAATCAAATCGTTTAACAATCTTCTCTAATAATTTGTAATTCTCAAATGCTAATTTAAGCATAATATTACCTCCTTATTTTCATAACTTTAACTTTTGCACCAATATAATCGTCAGGCATTAAAACAATTTCTCCTTTACGGTATTTCTCATAAACTTTCTCTTCCGCCTCTGCTTTTGACTTTGCTTCAATTGTTACAACTCTCTCCATTATCTCTGTTATTTTTACTTCGTATGTTTTCATTTTAATCATCTCCTCATTATTTTATTGTTTGTGTGGCTGTAAAAATATTCTTTATTATCCCCTTTTTATTGTAAGAATAATCTGTATAATAGTTACAACGCCTATTATGTTTGTAATAGGCATAAAGGCTATAAGGATATAGAACCGAGATAATTTTTATTATACTCTCGGCTATTTTCTGATGTTCTTTTAATGGTATATCTGTTGTAGTTTGAATATACCATAAAATATCGGACTTATCCCATTCTTTCTGAGATGGAATAATCCTTTCTAAATATTTAACAAGTTTTTTAATATCAATTGTTGCCATCTTTCATTGCCTCCTGAATATTTTTATCCCCCCAATTAAGTTCCTCTACTTCTATAATTTTTAATGTAATAAATCCTGTATGTTCTATTATATGTTGCTGTAACTCTAAATCTTTTAACACCACAGCTTCACATTTTTCTCTTTTACCATTTTTATTCCAATAGCCTATAAATAAAACTTTTTCCATTTTAATCATCTCCTTTTTCTTTATTATTTTACCCCGCGAGCACCGGCATTTATAGCAGTGTCCCGCGGGGCGGAGGTTGACTATGAGACGGTAACAGTATATGATGCTTTCGGAGTCCAGGGACACCAGACCCTATGACTCCCAAATATCAATTCGCCCGCCACATAGCCTGTCCTAAATCTTACCACTTTGCCAGTAAATCTGCCTTCAAATCTTTTACCTTTGTAATAACAAATTACATATTCACCTGTTCTGGGATAAGCGCCAGAACTGCGTTGATAATGGTTTTTGTAATAACCCATCTCAATCAACCTCCCTTCTTATAATTTGGATTAAATTACCATAGCGGTCAAAGATTAATAATCTGTCTTTCTTGACCGCTGTGTAATTAAGTTTCATCAACTGAGCATTCTTGTATGCTTGCAAGAATGCCCAATCATTTAAATAAATTATTTTTAATCGTTTCATAATCAACCTCCCTTAAAATAGATTATAAAGTCATACGATTATGCCAAACCGGAAGTTTGGCTACAAGCTTATCTATCTCATCACCATCCCGGGAACAACCAAAAATAACAATTTCAGTTTTAAATGGGTTAGTAGAAACTATTTTTACTCTATTACAGCCTACGCCCGCATCAAAAACTTCATAGAAATCGTAAAATCGTTTTTCATCTCCTCTTTGGAGAGTAACCCAGCCGTTTACAAGCCAATAATGACTGTCTTTTGTATACCACTCGCGCGCTTTTACAATTTTCCATCCCTTCTTCTTTATTTCCTCACGTATCTCTAAATTAATATTCATCTCTTTACTCATCTCAATTAACCTCCTTAAATTAATATTTCACAGAAGCCCCCGAACTTGCGGGAGCTCCTGAAAAATATTAACCGGAAATGATAGATTGAAGTCTCTCGCGCTGTAAGTATTTTGTCAGCCTGTCCGTAGGGCAATATAGTATCTTGCCAGCTTTGGTCTTTAAATACACGCCGGGATGATTTATTTTCTCTACTTCTTCCCAGCGGAGTGCGCTCCTCTGCACTTCTAAGTTAATACCTGCAGCTTTTAAAGCTGCAATCTGCTGTTCTGTTAAATTATCTGTTTTAATATACTTTTTAATTTTCATTTTAATCAACCTCCTTTTTTAAATTCTTTATCATTAATAAAGAGTAAATATTTTTTAAATTTTGACAAATTTTTGTATTTTTGTATTTTTGCGCATAATTTTTTTGTATATTTATATATATAAAGGAAGAAAAAATATACGCTTTTTCAAAAAGGTATATATATATAAGGAAGAAAAAATTGAAATTTAAAAAAAAAAAAAAAACACTCTGTTTTTTAGAGGGGTATATATATAAAAAATAAAAATTTATATATATACCCCCAAAATAAAAGTATCTATTTTTTTTTTTTTATCAACTTTTTATGCAACTTTTTGCACGATTTTATGTAAGTTACGCTATTATAAGAAATTTTTATGTCAAGTTTTTAGGGGCTTTTTGTTACTTTTTGTAACAGCTTTGTATTTTTGGCATTTTTCTTACCAAAAAAGAAAGAAAAAAGAAGGAAAGAAAAAAGAAGGAAAGAAAAAATTTTGGAAAGAGAAACAGAGTTTCTAAATCATAATTCCACAGAACCAATTTCCGCAAAGGTAGGGGGAGGGAAGGACAGACCGGCAGTCGCGCGCGAAAATCCCGATTATGTCAACGCATATCAAAAAATCCCCGAAAAAATGATTGACATTTAAGATAAAATAGGGTATATTAATATAAAATGATTATAATTTTATGTTTGTTATTATTTGCAGTAATCTTCGGGTTATTTAGTAGCTTTTTCTTTTTCAAATGTCCTAATTGTGGAAGATACTCAAATATGCTAAGAGTTGGTGAGGGATACTGGATTTGTTGGAGATGTAAGAAGGAGTGGTGAACAATAGAATGAAGAAGCCAATACCACAGATAGGCGGAAAATACTTTTCTATGACACAGCTTCTCAGATTAATTCCGTATCACAACACGTATGTTGAAGTATTTGGCGGTGGTGCGAGTTTACTTTTTGCAAAAGAACCAAGTTTTAAAGAAATCTACAATGATATAGATGATATGTTTTACAATTTTTTTAAAGTATTAAGGGACAAACCACAGGAACTTTTTTTATTTATTAAAAGGACACCTATAGCGAACAAGTTATGGGACGAATATAAATGTGAAATAAGTGGCGATAAAATAAGATATAATGAAAAGATGAGACGGCTTAATGATGTGGCAAAGGCAGGAATATTTTATATAATAAAGCGATGGAGTTATGGAAACAAATTAGAAAGCAGTTTTTTGGGGGGGCGGGGAAAAAACAAAGCCAAACCAAGCGGTTATGATATTGTGCGATTTGCTTACAGGTTAAGAAAAGTTTATATTGAGAACAGGGATTTTGAGTATATTATAAACAGGTATGATAATGACACCACATTTTTTTATTGTGATCCGCCATATTATATATCAGATGTTTTTTATAAATATAAATGGAAAGAAGAAGAACATTTACGATTATATAATTGTTTAAAGGAGATAAGGGGTAAATTTTTATTAAGTTATAATGATTGTAAATTTATAAAGGATTTATATAAAGACTTTAAAATTTTAGATATCCCAGTTTATAGTGGATTAGGTAATAAAGAGGTTTATGAACTTGCTATATTAAATTATTAGGAGGCGGATATGAAATTAGCAATAGAGCAAATTACGACTAACCAATATAATCCCAATGTAATGGAGAGAGGTGATTTAGAGAAGCTGAAGGAATTAATAAAGAGGGAGGGGAATTATCCTCCGCTTATTGTAAATCATAGAGATGGCAAATATTATTTAATAGATGGACATCAAAGGTTACAAGTGTTGAAAGAATTAGGATATACTGAGGTGAAAGTAGATATATGGGAAGTAGATGAGGAAACAGAACTTATGCTTTTAGCCACGATAAACAAATTGCGTGGCAAGATGTTGAGGGCAAAAAAGAAGATTTTGTATGAGAAAATAAAGCAACGTTTACCTAAAGAGATGATAGAGCAATTATCGCCAGAGAATAGGAATTTTTTGAATGAAGTTTTTGGGATAGTTGATGAGCGGAAGAAGAGAATTATGGAAGAATTTGAGATGAAGATACAATTCATACAGAGACTCACGAGAGCAGAGTATGAGTTTGTGATGGATTATATTAATAAAAAATACAAAGGTGATAATAGAGAACGAGCAATATATTTGATAATCAAGGAGATAACGGATGAATAAATTAAAAATTATAAGCAAAGATAAATACCAGAGCGAAAAATTACTCACTCCACGTGATGAGGGGACAAAGGAATTATATTTCAAAATTTATGAAGAGTATGTAATGGGACATTTGACGGAAAAACAATTGGCAGATAAATATGGTTATACAGTTTATCACGTGAGCAGGATTATTAAATGGGTAACATTTCAATTAGGTGATCCGGACCCTGATGCACAATTGAGAGTAATGATTGATAAATTGAAATTAAGGCAGCAGGAGATGGAGATAGAGTTACAAAACGCGAAAACATCACAGGATAAAGTATTATTATGGCAAGAGATGCGGCGCACAGATACACTTATCGCAAAATTACAGGGACTTTTGAGTAATAGTTTGATTGATATGAGTGATCGGCGACAGATAAATGTTTTAATGAATAAAGTTATAACAGAACGAAGGGCAGGGGTGAGTACTGATGAGAAAGATGAAAAGTGATGAGGTAATAGTAGATTTTTCATATTATATGCCTATTAATAAAAAACAGGAAGAATTCCACAAATCTAATGCAATGCATAAACTTTTAATTGGAGCCTATCGTTCAGGCAAAACATATCCTGCGATACACGAGGCTTTTTTTGTATGTTATGATAATTCTAACCACGAATTTTTGGTAGCAAGGAATACCTGGGACAGTTTGACGGAAAATATTGAAAAAGATATGCTTCGTATATCAGAACGAGCAAATGCACATAAAAAATGGGATAAATCTAAACACGATTTATATTTACATAATGGAACGGTTATAAGATTTAGACCATTAACAATGACGCGAGCACAGTTTAAAGGAATGAATTTATGCGGTTTTTTAATTGACGACCCTGATGTAGATAAATATAAAGAAGTAATAAGTTTCCTTTATACACGTTTAACAAATCCACCGAATATTAAAGCGAATTATTTTGAGACAATTATATGTGCAAATTATGAAGGTCATAATTGGTTATGGCAGCAATATATGCGGCGGAGACCTGAGGGTGGTGACGGTATGTTTGCATATTGGATAATGAAGACAGAAGATAATCCAACAATACTACCTGATTACATAAAAACATTGGCAGCAATACACTCAAGGGCTTGGATGGATAGGTATGTTTATGCTAAAATTGATGCTTATTCTGGTTTGGTTTATGATGAATATAACCCACAATATCACGATGCTGATTTGAGTTGGTGCTTTAATGATAATAATTTAATAAAAGTATTGGTAATAGATTGTGGAATAACACATCCAACTGTTGTGTTAAAAATGGCAACGGATTATCAAAATATTTATGTTTATGATGAATGGTATCAAGTTAATATACGAACTCACGATTTAGGAAAATATTTAAGAAATGAATTGGAAAAAGATAATTATTATAAAATATTAATTGACCCCAAATCAGCAGCAAAAGAACAAACATCTGGAACATCACCAAAAAATATTTTATGGGAAGAGTTTGGAATAAGAACAATGCCAGCTAATAATAATCTTAATTTTGGAATTGAGGTTGTAAAAGGACTTTTGACTATACGTGATAGCGAGACTCATTTATATATAGACCCTAAAAGATGTCCTAATACTGTCCGTGAGATTGAGATGTATAAATGGAAAGAACCAGAGATGGCAGATTTTGATGAGGTGGCGTTTAAAGAAGAACCTATAAAAAAAGATGATGATTGTATGGATTGTATACGTTATGGTTGTGTATTTTTAAGGAAATTTTTAAAAGGTATCTGGGATAAAGAAAATATAGCTGAGAAACGACGGGAGCAGTTATGGAAAGAGAGATATGAAAAATTGAAAGTTTATAGAGAATTAAAATTTATGCGTAATAAAAATGAGTTAAGAAGAATTAAAGAAATTGATAGGCTTGGAAGATTAGGATTACTTGACAATTCAAATAAAATATAGTATAATATATAAAGATGAAACTGAAATTATCAGAAGAAAAAATTGAAGAGATAACGAAATTTTTGACTGACCGCTTTATTTATTTTGAGAAATTGCGCAAACCGCTTGATGATGAATTGATTTATATAATGATAAAGACAAATATATAGAGGAAAAAGAAGATTGGGAAAAGAAAAAGACTATCCCATATATTTATACAATCGTTCAAACAATGGTAGCACGTTTAATCCAAACATTTTATGGACGCCAAAATTATTTAAGGGTTTATGTTGAGGATAAATCTTTCAGGAAAATAGAGAAAGAATTAAGAAGTTGGATTCAAGAAGAATTAGATAAAATAAAATTCAAAGCAAGGGGCAGAGATTTTTTAGAAGATGCTTTAATCCAGAGAACAGTCTGGATACAACCCAGACCTATACTTAAGGGCAGGAAATTGGAAAGAATTGATTTTAATATATTTAAATGGTTTGATGTTTGGTTTGATACAAAAGCAAGAACAGTTGAGGAGACAGATTTTTTTATTCGTAAAATTGTAAAATTATACGATATAATGCAACGTGATGATATTTATTTTAATCTTGACTTAATAAAAGATACAGAGCCTCCAGATGAGATAAAAGAAAAACAGGAATATCAAGCAAAACACGGCACTACTTATTATGACCCAGAGAAAAATAATGTAACAGATGAGGTAGAGTTACTGGAATATTATGGGGTTTATGATATTAACGAAGACAAAAATAATCCTAATTTTCAATATGTTTTATTTACATTAGCAAATAGAGAAATTTTGATAAGGGCAGAGACAATAGATTTAAAAACCAGACGAAAAATTTTATTATTTCCAATTAGACCTTTAAGACAGGCAAACTCTTTAATTGGAAAATCTATTCCACAAATAGTAAAAGATTTACAATATCAATTAAATGATGTATTAAGTCTTACTTTACAAAATTACGATTTGCAGGTTAAATTACTTTTTAAATATAGAAAAGGCGGTGGGATTGATTTTGATGAGCTATTTGCAAAAGGCGGTAATGCTATCGGTTGGGAGGATAATTCTGATGATATAACTGTTTTTAATGTTCCTAATATGGTACAACTTGGCTTATTTATGATTTCTCAAATAATTCAAATAATGCAGCAAACAACAGGTGCTGTTGATTACCTTATGGGAACATCAGCAGGCAGAGGGATAACAGAGACAGCAAGCGGAATAAGACAAATAACAGAGCAAGCTTTATTTAAGTTTCATATGATGGCAGAGAATGTGTATTCTGATTTACTTGATTTTATAAATTATTTTATTATATTATGGATAAAGTATGGCAAAAATCAAATATTAGAAAGACACCCGATGTTAGAAGATTTTTTAAATCAAACAGAACAGATGCTTGAGGATAGTTATATTATAGATATTGGACTTAATGATTTGGCAATGAGACGGGATGTTGAAAGAAGCCAATTTATAAATGCAATAAATATTATTGCAGGTATGCTTGGTCAAGTTGGTGGAGATATGAAGAAATTGCTTGAACAGGTGATGAATAGGCTTGAGATGGAAGATGTTGATGAGATATTATATCCACCTGAACAACAAAAAATGATGCAACAATTAACTGTTTTGTTTAGCAAAAATCCACAATTATTACAACAAGTATTAATGATGTTATCTGGTGGCGGTCAATCAGGTGGTGAAGAAGCACAAAGACGTGGTGGCAGCACAAAGATTGCACCACAGGCAGAGAAAGAAAGTATGCCTGAGGAAGAAGCTTTAAATGAGATACCAGAGAAAGTATGAAGAAAGAGGATAAAATTGAAAGAGGAAGATTAGCACAATTATTTGTTACTGGAAATTTTTATAGAAAATATTTTAGACCACATATAGAGGAAGAAATTAGAAATGCGAGTGATATAAAGAAAATAGATGAGAATGATATTGAACGGAGTTATTTAAAACAGAAAATAAAAGCTGATATTTATAGAGGTATTTTGAATAAATTAGATACTTGGATTAAAGAAGGCGAAAAATTAAAAAAGGAGGTAAAATAATATGGCAAAGAAAAAAGAAGAAGAAATTGAAGAGGTCCCAACACCAGAAGAAGAAATACCGCCAACACCAGAAGAAGAAGCAACTCCAAAAACAGGCATTTTATCTCATACTGTTGATGAGTTACCAGAGCTTGCAGGAAAATCTATTGGTGATACAATTACGTTTAGAATTGTTAATATAAGTGAAGATGGGACCACTTATGATTTAGAAATAGCAGAAGAATCGGTAAAACCAGAGACTGCTGAAGCAGCTGGTGGCAGAGAAGCTGTTAAAGCTGCTATGTTATAATTTTAAAAGGAGGCGATTATTATGGATGATGATTTTGAAACTTTATTAGATCTGGATGAGGATGAGGACCCAACTTCTACTACTATGTCTGAATCAGATGGGCTTCCATCTGATTCAACAAGTAGCGAGGAGACTCCAAAAACTCAGACAGAATCTAATAAAGATATAATAAAATTACAACAAATAATCAAAGACCAGCGAGAGATGATACGACAACAAGGCGAGACAATTAAAGAATTAAAAGAATGGCGGGATAGGCTTGTTGGTAAGACCGATGAAGATGAAGCGAAGAAAAAAGAATTAGAAATTCGTCAGAAATTTGAAGAAGACCCACTGAAAACTGTTGATGAGCTGGTTGAGCAGAAAATACGTGAAATTCGGGAAAAGGTTGAAACTGAAAGTATCACTAATCGTATTGACCGAATTATGCGTGAAATTGACAAAGAATATGATATTGATTGGGATAAAAATTATCCCAAAATTGTCTCTTATCTTGAGGATTTTGATGAAAAAGCTAAACGTGAGAAGCCTAAAGAGGTGCTTCTTGCGGCTTGTAAGCTTGCAGGAATCCTCAAGAAAAAAGAGACAACATCAACGGGTGTCCCACCATATATTGAAGGAACGACGGGCACACCTGGTGCTAAAGGAAAAACTGAAGAAGAGCTTATCAAGGAGCGTATAATCGGTAAAAAGAAAAAATCTAATAATGTTTTTGGAGTTTAGAAGAAAGGAGGTTAAGAAAATATGGGTACTCAGGGAGTATTAAGTCCAAAACATCTTGTAACAGGACGATTAAGAGTAGCTTTAGATAAAGAAATTTACGATTTGGATATTGATAAAGCACCTTTGTTAAAACTGCTTTCTGTTATAGGAAAGCAGTCCGTAAAACAAATGAAATTTAGCTGGTTAACAAAAGAAAGGATGCCTGATTGGGGCACAATTGATGCATTCGGTGGTAATTGGGCAGCTGGAGCTGCAACAGATGGAACAATAACAGTCCCAACAGATGAGGTGTGGATGTATGCATCTGGTGATTTAATCAAATGTCCTGCTGACTCTGATGTAAATCTTTATATTGATAGTGTAAACAAATCTACAGGTGTATTGACCTGCCGCACATACGATAATACCACAACTGTAGATTTCTCTGCTGGAACAACTGGTGCAAATAAACTTTTCTTGATTTCTAATGCATTTGAACTCGGTAGCGGAAAAGGCATAATTAAAACACATCAACCAGTTGAAAACTATAACTATATTCAGATTGCACAGACACCTTATGGTGTAGTTGAAACATTACAGCATGTAGAATATGAGGCTGGCGGTAAAGAATTTGAAGAACAGGAAAGAGAGAAAGCAATAGAACATGCATTTATGCTTGAAAAAACTCTATTCTTCGGACGCAAACATGTAGCAACAACGGGTTATATGAATGGCGAATATGAACAGTATTTCACAGGTGGTATATATGAAGCACTTCAGACAAATATTAAAAGTGAAGCTGATTTAACTAAAGCAGAATTTGCCAGCTGGGTAAAAGACTCAATTCGTTATGCCAAACGACCTGTTATATTTGCAGGTGAGCTTATATTTGAAGCACTTACCTGGTGGGCAGAACAGAAATTACAAATACGTCAAGATGAAAAAACGCTTGGTATGGCAGTAGCGATATATCTTACTCCTTATGGTGATAGGGTTAAAGTAATTCCACACAGGGAACTCTTGAAAAATGAATACGCAGGTTGGGCATTCTGTATTGACCTTGATGATATAAGGTATCGCTATCTTGAGGGTGAAGATACACATCTTGAGGTTGAAATACAGCAGAGAGGTGAAAAAAAAGTAATAAATGAATATAGAACTTGGTTTGGTCTCTGGATAGGTAACGAAAAACGACACGGTGTCCTGAAAGATGTTGCGACAATAAGTGCTTAAAAAAATAAACGGGAGGAGATAAATTACTTACTCCTCCCATATTTTTGTTGAAAGGAGGACAAAATATGGCTTTTGTATATGTAAGTCAAAAGAAAGGATTAGAATTGGTTATAACACCTGCCAGATTAGGTAAGGATAAATTTGGTAATCCTATCAAGATTGGCGGAAAACGAATTAAATTTATTAATGGGAAATATCGGACTGATGATAAAAAGGAAATTGAATATTTAGACACTTATATGGAAGCAAATCCTGAAGAATTAACCAAAATAGATGAAAGAAGACTAGAAATTGAACGCCGTGTAGCTGCTAAATTGAAAGAACGTGTTGAAGAAGAGGTTAAAAAAGAATTAGAAAAAGAAGTTGAAAAAGAATTAAAAAAAGAAAAAGAGTTAAAATGATTTTTAAAGATTTATATAGAGGAATAGAGTTATATTTGCACATTCAAGGAACTGAAGCGAGATATTTAATTAAAGATTTTATAAATGAAAGCATATTAGATTTTTTACGGTTAAAGGAATGGGAACGGGCAAAAACAGTTGAAGATATTGCTTTAGACGGCTCTGGACAATATGATTTAGATACAATTTTAACAAATTTTTTTGGTGGTGA